TTTCTTTTCAAGAATCCGTAATTTAAATTGGGATTCAAGTTGATGTTTAGAAACTAATTCATCAATTCTAACAATACTACCACAAACTGAACCACATATTTTGGTACATGGGCACGTTGCTTGTAGACTAATCACTGTACTTGATTCAATTTTAGGAAATGCTGTTTCAAAACATTTATTTATATAAATATCAAGAGATGCTTTATGGACGATGCATTTATATCGTCTCGTTGAATTATGAACAAAAATTGATTCACTATTAAGAACATAATCCTTGAATTCATCCTGGGGCAAATCAACGACAGATGCGGCACACATAAAAGACTTATGTTTAACCTGTATAGTTTTTTCATTTGGTTCAATAATCCATGGAATAGTTTGAGAATGAATATTTATATCATTTATATATTGATTAAGCCTTTTTAAAGTTGTTACATATTTGCTAGTTAATTTAGTAATATCGAATGGTCTAAGTGAATGTTCTATAGATTTAACAAAGGTTTTTTTTAATTCAACAACTAATGTTTCAAGTTGAAACTTGAAATTTTCAATACGATGTTCTTTTGAAATCATAGATGCTTTAAATTTATCATATTGCTTACGATCATTAGATAGGATAATACGTTGTAATTTAGTAGGATCCTTCGCAAAAACAGTTTGAAATTGTTCAAATTCTGTTTTTAATGAAGAAAAACATGTTTGTCCCAAATTATTACCACGTTGTACAATAATATCAAATATCAATTCATAATGTGAAAAAAACCGAATAATTTCTGGTAATTTTCCCAAAATATTTGACTCAATATGGAAAATCAACTGCTTAAGAATATCAGGATTAGTGATATTAATATCAGATGCTTTAAATATCCGGATGCTTTGAGCAATCTCGGATTTAGGTTCGCTTATAGGTTCGCTTATATAATTTTCTGAGGCCATGATGAGAATGTATAAACTCTGAATATACTCTTTTAAAGTGTATTTTAATTTCAATTTTTTACCGCAAATATTTTCTCTAAGAAAATATAGCTAGTTTAATATAATCTTATAATTTATTATGATATATTTTACCGCAAATATTTTCTCTAAGAAAATATAGCTAGTTTAATATGATCTTTATCTAATAATTAAAACAAACAATATTTATTTTTTATATATAATCTTATTATATAATCTATCATGTTACAATCATATACAAATAATAAATATTATGATTTTGAAGAAAATAACAATTCAGAAGATTTTGCTAATTCTGAGAATTTTACTTATTCAGAAGGTTTAAATCAATTAAATTCATACAAAGATACAGAAAATTTTACAGATGCAGAAGATTTTGCCAATTCAGAAGAGTCTATTCATTTAACAAATACTAGAAATAATTTAAATAATTTGGAACCATATGATAATTTAAATTCTAATTACGAAACATATTCTACAATGGATTTTGAAAACTCTAATCAGAATGAAAAATCTCATAATGAAAAATCTCATAATGAAAAATCTATAGAAAGATATGATAGCACAAAAATGTCAGAATATGTAAAAATGCTAGAAAAAAAAATACCATCAGATAGGCTTAAGTCTAAATTAATTGATCAAACAAAATCAATTAATCCAATTAAACCAACTAAACCAACTAAACCAGCTAAACAACCAAACCCTACTAGTTTAGAATCAAAAAAAATTAAAGATTTATCAATTGATATGACACCTTATATTTATAAATATAAAAAAAATAATAAATATAAAGAAAATAACAGATGTAATAATGCATTAATTATTAGTAGTACATATTTAAAAAGAAGATCATGTAAAACAAATATGTTATCATTTTGTGAATATTTTATGTATGTTTTATTAATAGGAATACTATTTTGTATATTTAGAAAAAAATAAATAAATAAATAAATAAATATTAAATAGATGCTGAAATATGTTCTGTATTACAACAAGTACATTTTTTGTAAATATCTTTTTTTAATCTATTATCAATACAGTTAATATGAAATCTGTGCTTACAATTCAATTCTTTAAATGTTGTACCTGGAAGTATATCTTTTTTACAATCACCACATATAGATTGTTTATTAGATTTTAAATACTTTCCAATTTCTTTATAAGATTTATTAACTAATTCTGATCTATTTATAAATTTAAATTCATTAATATTAATAGTATCATTAATTTGATCTTCTAATAAACTTTTAATCATTGATAAATCATCGATATCAGAAACATCACTCTTTTTTATATGGATAAAATATGTTCTATTATTGTTAGCATTTGTTGTTTGCGATAAATTAGTATTTTTACTCATTTTTTATTAATATGTCTTATACTAATAAAAAACAATTTTTATTTATATTTTTATACATAAAATATCCATCCATCGTATAAACAATAATTTAGATACTAATATATTAAATCTATTTATAACTTAAAATAATATATTTTTTTTAATCATCTAACTCATTTAAATTTATATCTAGTGATTCAGTATCAGAATAATTAATATTATTTATTTTAGATGATTCATCACTTAATATTTTTTTTAATTGATCTATGCTTTTTTGTTTAGAATTATCTTGTTTAGAATTAACTTGTTTAGAATTATCTTGTTTAGAATTAACTTGTTTGATTTGTTGAGCTTTGTTGGGTTTAGTTTTATCTTTAATTATTTCTACTTGTTTAATTTGTTCTTCTGATTTTGCTGAAGTGTCAGATTGATTTTTTTTTGGTCTACCGCGTTTTTTTTGTGTTTCAATTATAGGTTGTTCTATAACTTCTGGTGATCTTGTATTGGACTCCGTTTTATTTTTTGTTTTTCTACTAAATTGTTCAATTCTTATACTAGACGAAGATTCATCACTAATTTTTTCTGAATCAGAAATGGATTCAGATACCGATACTGAATCCATTTCAATAGTATCATGTTGATTGTGTTGGTTATGTTGATTGTGTTGGCTATGTTGGTTATGTTGATTATGTTGGTTATGTTGGTTATGTTGATTATGTTGATTGTGTTGATTATGTTGATTGTGTTGATTTTTTTTTGAATCTCTAGAATCTCTAGAACTATTTTTTTGTTTAATATTTTCCATTACAAATAGTTCATCTTTTAATTTTTTTTGTAAATTATTATTTTGATTATCACATCCAGATGTAGGTATAAATGCATTTAATACAATAGAATCTGTATTTGTTTGATTGGTTTGATTTGTTTGATTGGTTTGATTTGTTTGATTGGTTTGATTAGTTGATTTCGAGCCATCTCCAAATAATGAATGGTTTTTTGAAACATTATTATGTTCTTGATAATTGAACATACTTTCATTAAGTGACATTAAAGACTGTGTGTTTAAAATCTTTTTAATATTATCACATTCTGTATGATATATTTCATGAGGTGAATCAATATTATGATCTTCTCTAAATTCGAAATCGACTTCAGGTACTATGTCTATTGCTCTAATTTTTAATGGTTTTAAAAATAATCCAACTTTATTTGAATTAAACCATAACATATTAAGTTCAAATATGAATTTTAAATTAACATTATTAACTAGTTTATTTAAATCATTTATAGAGATTTGTTTTTTATTATATTCTATTTTAGTTTGATCAAGTAATTTTACTTTAAGATATTTTATAACTTGATGTTGTGTATCATCCTCATCAAAAACAGATGATTTAATTGCATGACTAATTACTAAATTTTTATTAATAAGAGTATTAACATGATTTACACTTTTTGTTTCAATTGAATTAATAAGATCAATGAATTGATATGTTGTTGGATCTTGTGGGGTTAAAAATAAATATATTTCATTATATGTTTTACCATTTGAATGTGTTTTTGTGATTGGTTCAATAAATTTGAATAAGGGTGATTGCAAATACAGAGTTTGATTATCCTTTTCATAATTTATATAACAAAATTGTTTATTATCATTGTAATTGATACATGAATAATTTATTTTATTTAGTTTAACTTCATGTGATAAATATGGATATTTACTCATAATATAACATATATGTATATATGTTGTATTATTTTAAATAAAATTAAACTAATTAAACTTAAAATTTTTTACACAATTATAAATTAATTTTATTTATTAGTATTTTATAACTAACATTTTTTAACGACCAGCTGTCTTTGTTTTTGGCTTAGCTGTTGCAGTCTTTGATTTAGATTTTGGTTTAACATCTTCTTCTACTACCTCTTCCTCATCATCCTCCTGAACTGATGCTGCTTGAATAACTTGTTTCGATGTTGCCTTTGTAACAGTTGTAGCTACATGAGTCTCGATAACATCATCCTCTTCTTCAACTTCATCAACATCTAGATTTCCCATATTACGAGTTACAACTGCAACATTAGTAATAGCTTCATCAGTATCGGAGTCAATAAATGCATCTTCATCATATGTAATTCTTGAAGCACCTGCAGGACGTTTAACTTCAACATGGGAAGCTTTTAGGGTAATACCATACTTTTTCTTTTCGGTACCAGACTTAGTCTTCATTGCATAAATCTTACTGAAGCTGATAATGAAACGAAGTTTTGAACGAAATCTCATATAATTGAGCATATCATCAAAACTATTTAGTTCGATCTTAGTACGTTTACCATCTTTATTCTCGAAAAGAGCAAAGGTTGGCTTATTTGTTGCATTCTCTGGATTATCACTATATTCAAGATCAAGTTTAATCTTGGTATAAGCAGGACGATAATATGGTTGACCATTCTTATCTAGTGCTTGTTCTTCACTGTCATCCTCATCTTTCTCAGGAATACGCACAAGACGTTGATATGAATATTGAGTATATGTCTTATCACCAAAAATTTGTTTTCTAAATTCGTCAGTATCACAATAATTGTCAATTTCAATAAGTTTATTATAAAATTGTTCAATTGAATCATAGTCTACTTCATGTTGTCTACGATCATGACAAAATGGGAATTTATAGAATGCGCGACTTTTGGGGTCTGGATAATATGGGCCTTCGCGAGGGATACCATATGCCTCGGCATCAATTTCTGGGGATTGAACTTTGAGCTGAATTTCTTCAGCTCCATCTGATTCTTTATAACGAACATAACCTATCTTTTGAGATTTAACTCGTGGATTATCCTCTAGTTTAGTAAAGACAATCTTTGAAATATCGAGTTGATTAAATTTAATAACACCTTTTGACATTGTATTTATAAATGTATTTATATGATATATATTTATATCTACATAAATCAAAATGTTCAAATTTCAATTTTTTATACTATCATTTTCAATAGTATAAAAATTAACTAATAATAGAAAGAATATTAGTAATAAATAATTTATCATTTTTTTAATAAACTAAGTTTATTAAATATTAGATGATCAATGTTAAATTAAATTTATTGTATTTAATCAACTAGGGAAGCAAATCCCTAGTAGCACTTTTCCTTGATGTATACATTTTTAAAACGTACACATCAACTATAACAAGACGATAGCAAATTGTCTTGTGAACTGTCAAAAGTGAGAACAGTCCAACCAATGTATCAACTAAGGAAGCAAACCCCTAGTAGCACTTTTCCTTGATGTATACATTTTTAAAACGTACACATCAAATATTACAAGACGATAGCAAATTGTCTTGTGAACTGTCAAAAGTGAGAACAGTCCAATCTATGTATCAACTAGGGAAGCAAACCCCTAGTAGCACTTTTCCTTGATGTATACATTTTTAAAACGTACACATCAAATATTACAAGACGATAGCAACCATCATGTGAACTGTCAAAAGTGAGAACAGTCCTCCAAGAGTATACTAACCATTATTATTGCGGTTCGCTTTGAATTTATTTTTCAATTTTTATTATAAAAATAATCCATATTATAAAAAGCATATGAAGCAAAAATTAAAAACAAATAATAAAACCAATAATAAAACAAATAATTAGCAAATATTAGATGAAATAAAATAAATTTTGTCTCATCTAATATTTGTTGCAAATCACTTCAGTATTGATACCTACGCCCGTAGCAGCTGTCGCCTCTTCTGTGTGTCATCCAGCATCAGCATCACCAGCGTCAGCACCAACATCAGCCACAGCAGCGCCAGCAGCACCAGCAGCACCAGCAGCACCGGCAGCACCAACACAACCATTGAATACACTACCAGTAACATAGTGCTCAGTGATCATAGGATGACCACGGGCATTGATAGCGTATGCATGACCACATGTATAACAGAAGTGTCCACTGCAATTAGTGCATTTCATGTGATTGCAGCCGCCGTTCCTCTCGACACTTGTGTCACAGTGAGGACACTTCTGTGTACTCTTCTTGATCAACTCCTGTGAAGCTGCATCT